AATTGGATCTACCGGAGCTTCTGGTCCACAAGGACCACAGGGTGCCACTGGTGTGGGATCAACAGGCACAATTGGATCTACCGGAGCAACTGGATTTCAGGGCGCCACCGGCACAATTGGAGCAACTGGAGCAAGCGGATTAGCCGGCCCTGGCAACACTATCCTAGCTACTGATACTACCGACAACTCAACATTTTATCCTGTGTTTGTGCCGGCAGTTAGTTCAAATCAAACTGTATTTGCTGACGATCCTAATTTGCGATACATACCTGCTACTGGTATATTTTTTGCCAATGCTGTGTCGTTGGTAGGCAACGTTACTAGTGGAAACGTAATTGTTTCTAATAACATTAGCGGCGCCACACTGATTACTGCAACCACAATGTCGGCTTCGGGAAACATTACTGGCAATGCATTAATTTCAAACAGCTCTATTACCGGTACCAGCCTGTCAGTATCAACTGGCAGTATTACGGTGGGCAACATAGTCAATGCCAATGGCAATGGAGTGGGTAATATTGGCTCGTCCAGCACCTATTTCAATACCATATTTGCTCAAGCCACATCAGCACAGTACGCTGACTTGGCCGAACACTACGAATCTGATGCCAACTATGTTCCGGGAACAGTAGTGGTGTTTGGTGGACACAAGGAAATCACGGTTACACAAATGCGGGCAGATGCCAGAGTGGCCGGGGCGGTGTCAACCCAGCCAGCTTATTTGATGAATACGCAGTGTGCAGGTTTACCAATAGCCTTGCGAGGTCGTGTGCCAGTGCAAGTAGTAGGTCCAGTGGCCAAAGGCGACAGCCTAGTCACCAGTACCGAATCTGGCTATGCCGAAAGTGTAGGACAAGATACATCCTACGGTCAGGCAGTGTTTGCTAAGTCTTTAGAAACTGATCTAGCTCCTGGCAAAAAAAACATTACAGCGGTGATATTGTAACAGGTTAGCAGGCACAGTGATTGGCAAGGCTGTACAGGGCCATGCAGGTGGTGCTGTAATTATTGAGCTAGGTCTGCTGTTGTATAGTTTGAATTTTACTTTGTACAGCATCAAAATTCACAGTTGACCACAGACCAGGATGCATGGGTTTGGGCCATATGCCCGAAGCCAACCAGGCCCAGCCAGTGTGTTCGTGATTTAGATCAGGTACAAATTCCTGGGCTACACTGCAAAAAAAAGTATGATATGCAAAATGCTGGTCGCTAGTGGTAAATTTTTCTAACGGCACCAAACGGATATAGTTGGGCATGGCTCCTAGTTCTTCTTTACACTCTCTTGTGATTGTTGCCATCAAAGTTTCGCCAGGCTCGATACGTCCTCCGGGCAGGCCCCAAGAGTCAGGATGTTTGGCGTCATCACGCATGAGATACAGGTATCGACCTGTGTTGACAGCATAAAACCAAACGCCAACTGCTGCTACAGCACTAGTCTCCATGTGCCTCCCGGATAAAGACCTTGATAACTTTTGATCCACGCGGTACCAGTCCACTCGTACTGTATGCCTGTGGTAATATTTGTAACGTACTGCAGATTGTCTGGACTTGACGTTGATTCAAATGCCACAATCCACTTGGCACCGTCATATTCAATTATGTCATTGGCTTGTGCCACTAGCGGTTGTCCATCATTGCCTTGCCAGATCACAGCGTTTCCCTGATTGTATGTACCTGTGGCCTCAGTCAACAGATACCTTTGTCCTGTTGCATCGAGTGGCAGTCCTGATCCTGGGCCCGATCGCAAAGGATCGATTACAGCAGTCACTGGATTAAGTGTGTTGCCCGGCACTGTGTCTTCGTCTACACTAAACAACAGGAACCGATCGTCAGTGGGGTCAAATGCCACGGTGCCAATTACTTCGGAACCGTCCTGTTGTTCCAGACGGATCTGGCTAATACCTGGTCTTAGCACACCATACAAGCCCACAATGCTGGGCCACAGTAGATTGCTGTCAGGCGAATCTGCTGGAGTTAAACTGGTGTTGGGTTCATCCACGACCTGTTGTTGCCGTAAAGCCTGCAGTTGATTACCAATCAACAAGGTCTGATATGAATAAGGGGTAATGACCTGTCGTGTGCCCAACAACAGATCATTGTCTAGGATAGCATTAGAAGCGTCTCCTTTGGCGTCAAATACATTGGCCACAATACGTTCGACCACACCCAGTTTCTTGACCTTGGCCGGACTGGACAACCATATGGGCAGAGTAAATGTCAAGGTGCTGATGTCTATGGAATTGTCTGTGCCAATTGGTACAGTTCTACTACTCCATTTGGTGCTTTGTAGCTCGCATACCGACAGGCTGGTCCAGTCAATGTAGTTGTCAGTGCCTTGTATTTCCAAGGCTGGATTGAACAGCACAAGAATCTGTTCCAACAGTTGAAACTTTTGATTGGTATTTGAAGTCCAGATATCTAGATTCATGGTCAGTTTGTAAGGCACTGGCATGAGACGATCTATGGTAAATGCATTGCCCTGTGTGGTTTCATAGGTGTCAGTGTCCGCATCATAGGTGCGTTGACGCACAGCAATGGTGCTGATAAAATTGGGTTCTTGTATCCTGGGCCGATCATAGTCCAGTGCCGTGATATAAAAGGTCATCATGGGTGTGGATGGCATGGTGCTGGCCGAGTTGTTGTTCAGCACAGTCTGTGCCTGTCGGCTCCAATCGCCATACTTGACCGGCACACGTATTAAGGTATGATTGGCGCCTTCTTCGTCACGTCCGTACTCCACATTGAAGTTTGAAAATATTCTAGCAAACTGCAACATGAAACGACGTATTTGTTCATCGTAAAAAAAAGTTGGACCTGAAAATGTTGGCATCTATCGTCCTGGTGGTCTAGGGTTGGGTGGCAGGTTGCCGCCAGCGTTGCCGTTGTCGGCCAGTGGTTTGAGTATTTCACTAAGACTCTGACGACTAGGTATGTTGCCTTGATCTGTAGTGGCCACAGTGTAGGGATTGTTTACAAAACTGGCACGCTGGGTCAGCGCACCTTGTGCCAGATCCAGATCGGTGCGTACATCTTCTTCAATCTTGATCCATCTGACACCGTCATAACGGAACAGGCGATTGGGAAAGTAGTCTAATCGCAGAGCATAGTCACCAGGTGCTGGATTGGGCGGAAAGCTGACCCCGGGTGTGACCGGAAGGCCGTTGGGCGGAATAAGATATCCTGTTGCAGGATCCTTGCTACCGGTAAGATAGCCCATGGTATAGCCAAATCCCCGAGGAGTGACCCCCTCACCTGGTTGTTCACCCGAGGCTGTGGCTATACCGTCCGAAGTGACCAGACCTGAACTGGCTGGTTCGCCGCCATTGGTGGGCAAGATGTAAAATTTACCGTTTTCGTATCCACTCAACGGCACTTCGGCATAGGCCTGTGTTAAGATGGCATCGTTAATGGCTAGATCTTTGGGTCTGGTTGAATCCTTGTCGCCCACTGTGGCAGGATTGGCAATCACTGCCCAGTAGGTAGTATCGGTAATAGGAGTGCCAGCTGGCACAGGTCTAATGGCCTGATAAAATGCATCACCATCCTGTACTGTTTCGCCAGCAGGATAAAAATTTCCTGGATCCCAAATGTTGGGCGGCATAAATGGCCGATCCATGATCTGCTTGTATTCTTGTGCGTTGACCAAAGGTGTGGCCTGCACTCGCCACAGGTGTGGCAACCAGGTCTGACTAAATCCTTCGCTGGCAAAATTGCCTTCTTGTACCACATAATATCTGGGTAAAGCACGACTTAGTCCAGTATCCAGTGGATTGTAATCCAACAAATTAGGCAGTTCAAACACATCACCTGCCATCAGCTTGCGACCAAATGTGTCAATCATGTCGTTGTAGTGGAAAGTAATGTACAGGGTGTCGTTGTTGAGAAACAGTCCAAACTGTGTCAAGTTAAAATCAATATCCTGCACGCGGTACACACCGCGCATGACAAAAATGTCTGGATCATAGGCACGATCACGGTTTTCGCCCAGCAGCAGATCTTCCACAAACAAGGGATTCTGTGTGTCATATACCGGCAAGGTAGCGTCAGCATCGCCTACATCACCGGTCTGCGGCCCTAGGTATTTGTGTACAAAAATGTCAAGACCGCCCACAGTGTACATTTCACTGATGTTGCGATCAAGATATTGGTAATCTTTAGTGCGGTTGGGTCTGTAGAGTGACAGGCGTGGCATAGTAGAGTATTTATGGGTCAATTTGACCAACTGTCCCAAACACTGTATAATTACAGGTATGGATGAATTGTATACCAGACTAGATCAAGCAGAACGCAAAATAGCCCAGGTCACTAACAAAGTGGCCCGTAGAGATCTGCTGAAAATGGTGCAAACTATAGATCGTGCCATGGTGGCAGCTGATCAGGCCAGTGTGGAATGTCGTAGACTGCACAGGGAAACACTGCAATATCAGGAACTGGTAGCACAAGCACAGGCCCTGATCACAAATCTGGAACAGCATGTAACATTTGCGGTTCTCCTGGGTGGTTGACTCAAAACGGTCAACCCTGCTATACTTGTAAAATAATCTGTGGAGAGTACATGAACGCACGAGCTACCAACGTAATAAAACCGTTGAATCCCAAAGGGGCAGAAACCAAATATGTAGGACACGAACCTGCGTGGAAAATCCAGCCAGAAGCCAACAATCGCATCAGTGCGTTCAGCAAGGCCTTTGCCTGGTATAACTACCACTATGGCAAGCGTGACGCCAAGGAGATGCTGTGCCAGTACCTAGAGATCAACAACAGAAGCCGAGATGCTAAAACCATGCGTGGCATTCCGGACAGTCAGATACGACTCACACCGGCCTGGGTGTGCAGAATGACTCTGATGGGTCTAGTGTTGAATGAACACGAACAAGGTATCATTGACGATCAAATAGCCAACATGCTTAAGATTAAACAGGAAGCCAAACGTGAAAAATCCGAAGTAGATGCCGAAGCCGCAGTGGCCAAGCTGACCATTCAGGATCATCTACGTGAAAAGGTCAGTGAGTGCGCCGGAGAACTAGAAGGCATGTTTGATGAATTTATCCGGGCCGGCGCCAAGATGAGTGCCGACTGGAAACCCATTGCACAAATCCGCGGCATGAACATCAGCCCCAACATGGTGGGTACCATTGGTGATGTGTGGAAGATCAAACTGGCAGAGTTTGAAGAAGTGCTAGAAGGTGCAGATGCCGATCTAGTGGAAGGCTACAGTCATCTAAGCAAAAATCAGCTCAAGCAGTGCGTGAAATTTATTGAGCAGGTTATTGCTGACTGTAGCAGTTATGTCAGCATCAAGAAAACTGAACGCAAACCTCGAGCTAAAAAAGCAGCAAATCCAGTCAAGGTAGTGGCCAAGTTCAAGTATCTTAGAGAGTTTGAAGAACTCAAACTCAAGTCAGTTGCCTCAACTGATTTAATAAATGCCAGCGAAGCCTGGCTGTATGACACTGCCAAGCGCAAGTTGATTCATGTGGTTGCTGACAGCCACTTAGGCACGTTTACTGTTAAAGGATCTGCTATTATTGCGTATGACGCATCACAAACTGTGGCAAAAACTCTACGTAAACCAGCAGAGCAACTCAAAGGTATTGTTGGTGCTGGTAAACCAGCTGCCAGGAAAGCGTTTGGTGATATTAAATCCACAGAAACCAAGTTCAACGGTCGCGGCAACGAGAATTTAGTTATTTTGAAGGCGTGGTAGTTTCTTATATTTTCCACGCTTTTTTCCTAACTTAGCTAATCTAATTTTATCAATAGTAGATTGAGGCGTAACTTTACCTTTAAGAGATTGACTAATATTA